TTGCTTTTCTTCTTGCCGAGGTCGTAGCGACTGAGCAACCGAACGTACTCAGCGGGCTTCAATGTCTTTTTTAGCTCATACCACCACAGCATCATAGAGTCGGTCACTATCGCAAGTTGGAAGGCCATCCGTAGGCCTCGAACAATCTGGGAGTCTACCGTCTGCAAAGGGCGAGTTCGAACACCGTTTTTGCACGGCCTCTGTGGTCAAACCGTTGAGCCCGTCGCGATAACCGGATCCGATAAAAGTGCGCCCATAAAAAAGCCCGACTCACGGCCGGGCTTACCTTCTTTTCTATGACACACGTTCAAACAACCGGCCCGAAAGATGACCTCTTTTATTCATCCACAGAGCGTTTGCCGGGCCGGACAGGGTCATTGCTGGTCCTCGCCGGGTGTGGCGGATCAACTTGCGGGTCGGACAGATCAGGTGAATCCGGATCGAATCCGAGCTCATCGTCGACGCCATCTTCATGACTGTCTCCGCCCTTCTGTGAAAAATTGCCCGGTGCGTCAGGATTAATAGCCATCTCGAGTCTCCCTGCTGAGTGCATGTGGCATGCACGTTCAGGATTGGGATAAGAAGGCTGGACGAGAGTGCCCGTGAGTGGACGAATGGTCTACAGCCTTTAATGAGTCACCGGTAGCCCACATGCCCTCCATCAGCAGGGCGAGCGCGGCAGCATTCATGTCCGCCGCAAACAGTGACTCGCCAACGACCTTGTATTACTGGACCGAACAGCCATCGCACAGAAGATACGGAGCGCAAGAGCATGCGGATCACGATCGAACAGATCCCCGAGAAACAGACCGCTGTTCAGTTGATGATCAGCGCGCAGGCGATCAGCGACAGCCCCAAACCCGTAAAAGCCGGAATGTTGTAAAAGAGCCCGACGGCCAGCACGGGCACCCCGATGACAAACGTCGGATCGCGAAAAAAAGCGAAAGCTCTCAATGGCGCAGCTCCTGAACGATGAGCGAGCAGCATAGCACCGCCCCACCGAAAGGATGATGTCCCGAAAAAGTCCCAGCCATGAAAAAGCCTAACCTGACAGATTGGGATAGTTATTGAACTAAACGATGGACCCAGCGCGTAAGCAGACGAAAATAATTCAGTGCTGGGTGCCAGTCGCCCATCGTCCATATAACTGACTTCGAGCGCCAATTCACTCGCGCTGATTACCCCCCCTCTATCCACATGTCTGCCGATCTACGGGGGGTGATCAAGCGATGCTGAGGAGTTTTGCGGGGGGCTTTTCATCGGCTTTGAGATACAGGTAATCGCGCCAACTTCGAAAGGCGCGCTGCTGCCGATCAAAGGCTTCCTGCCATTCCACAGTGCCGACCTGGTCCACGCCCAGGGCCATCATCTGCTCGGTTGCGTCATCCAGTTCTTTGACGAGGTCGAGCGCGTTAGGTGCATCACAAACTTTCGGTCGCATAAATTCCATTTCCTTTGGCTACCCCATTGAGTAGCCAACCTCTTGATAGTGCTAGGGTTCCGACGAGCGGTTACATCATCTGCAACTATATCCCGTATTCGACTACGGGCAGGAAACGCCTATGTCTTTGCCAATCGTCCTAATCAAATACTCACCGCACACTGGTCCCGGATGCTCACCAAGCTGGAGGAGAAGAAGAAGAAGTCGAGCCGCAAGCCGTACCCGATGTCACGGGATAAGAGGTCGATTATGTCCGGCGAGTTGCCGGCGCACTTGCAAACGATGGCTTTGTTCAAGGTGAGCACGGGCTGTCGCGAGGAGGAGGTGTGCAAATTGAGGGCGGGGCTGCGAGATACCGGTACCGGAACCCAGCACCCGGGCAGCGGGTGTCACAGAGGAAGAACGCAAGGCTTTGCTCGGGCACAAGAACGGCAGCATCACCAGCCATTACTCCGGCGCGGAGCTTGGAAAGCTGATTGAGACTGCAAATATGGTAACAGCTACCGACTCACGCGGGCCGGTCCTGACGATCTTGAAGAGGAAGATAGGATGAAGTCCCGAAATTCCCCCGAAGCATGAAAAAGCCCAACCTGAAAAGATTGGGCTAAGTCATTGAAAAATATGGTCGGGACGGAGTGATTCGAACACTCGACCCCTAGCACCCCATGCTGGGGCCTTGAGGCACACAACCATTTGATTAATAACGAAAATAGCCCTTAACGGAGCAGGCAAAATACGGCGTTTCCTGTGATTTTGCAAACGTAAACACGCGGCTTCCGGCGGAGGTTTTGCGCCATGCTGCGCTCGCATAATCAGGACAAGAGGCGAGCTGTTAACTGCCCCGCCCCACTCCAGCCTCATTATCGCGGAGTCACTGCCTTTGCTACCTTTGCCAGGTTCGCAGCTTGCCGTCCTAAGTCGCTGAAGCACTTGTCCTGCTCCGGAAGTTCCAGCCTCAGACAGCTAGTTGCTTTGGAATTTATTTCGTATTCACCTTTAACGAAATACCCAATCAGGGCGAGAACCGCGACCGTTAAAATCACGTATACGATGTACAAAGCCTTCATGACGCCTCCTTTTTGACGCCAAAAAATCTACACCAAAATGAATGATTAGTGAAATCAAAATAGTGGCCACCATACGTAATTGCTGGTGTATGCCAGATGCGCCTTTAATGAGCGTCTGGCGCTCCTGAAAGGCACTGTTTACCCCTGCTTTCCCCGCCAATTGGTACAGAAATTGGTACGAGATTCACCATCCCTTCCCCGGTGTTCAGCCGACGTTCACCCTTCTCCCACCAACTGCTGCAAGCCATCATCGTGCATCGTACCCTCCGGGGAGAACAGGCCGATCAGATAGGCCTCCTCCCATTCGATCAACCCCAGAGCCTGGCGGCATCCGAAAGCTCGAGCATTTCATTCAGCTCTTCGGCGCTGACCTGATTGCGGCGGCGCGCGAGCATGGCCAGCTCGACCAGCTTGCGCCGATGAGCGTCCGGGTCGGTCACCAGATCGTCGCGAGCCTTGATCGCCACCCGCCAATCAGCCAGAGGGTTCTCAACCAAAACGGCACCACCAGGAATGGAAATAAAAAGCCCCGTCAACCTCTTCGACACCAGTGATGTTCAAGCCCGTCGTCCCCAACCCGGTGACTTTGGCGTCCAGCAAGCGCGGGAGGATTTCTGGTCCAGCTCCGGTCCTCATGATGAAAGCCTCGACCGTCCCGCGGCCAAGTGTGCTGTTTCCGGATCATTCATCTGGACGTCACCCTTTATAGGCGTTGCGTCTCTGACCTCTTTGGCAGTCAGCGCCACGCCAAGGCGCCGTCGCGGGGTTACAAGGAAATGCATGGTCGGTGCCTTAATACTGTACATACGTACAGTTAACGAGAGTTCATGCTTTTTGGTCAAGAAGCCTCGATCAGTGGTACACATTCGCTGCCTGCGGCGCCAGCTAACCTTGCCAAATAGGTGTGGCTAAGCAGCTTTTTCCATTCGCACGCATATTTTGTTAGTGACTCGTTTGGATTTATATTTGGCTCAAGGAGAGGCATATAACAGGGAGGCAACATGCCGCAAAACAATCGATCTCAACGTCAGCTCGCTAGTTTGCGTCGCATGCGGGAATGGCACCTCAGTCAGGCAATGCGCGCCAAGCTTGACGGCAAAAAACAGGAAGCAGATTTTCACTTCCGATATTACGATTTGCTCGGTCCCGCAGTTGAGGTTGCGTCTAGCGAAGACCGACCTTAATGAGGTCTGCTGACTGCGGGTTAGGCATAAGTCCAGAACAGGATCAGGACGATGCCCACCCAGGAGAGGGTCAGCAGAAAGGATAAGCCAGCAAGTCTCGGGTCCATGGTTTCGCCCAAATACGTGTGGGCGGCATTTTATGCATGTGGGCTGTTACGGCAATGCTGGCGCGATTATGGCATGCTCGACCACTTCAGGTCGGGTACTCGAAGGATGGGGGGAATCCATGGCAGGCATCGCTGCTTCAATCCGAAAAGCTCTGACGGATTTCGATCTCGGTGATACCGATTTTTCCATGATGCACGCCTGTATGGCGGTCGACGGCACTGCAAAAAAGCACTATCCCGAAGTAAAGCAAGTCGGATTACGATTCGCACGCTTGCTCCGCGACAATTATGAAATCTTAGGACCGTTGGGTGTACCTGGGATCGATATCGAGAACACTCGATGGCCGGTTTCTATCAGATCGGCATCAGCCAGCGGAGGTCAGGCTGACATCGCAGATCTAATCTATGGGATTCACAGATGCACGCATGGGCATGGCGATGATTTGCCTGAAGGCTTTGCACTGCTCAAAGAGGCAAATAACGAGGATCAAGTTGCGTCGTTGATAGCCTCGAGCGGAAAGGTACAGCTCTCGGACTGCATAATATTCGCGCTACTAGCGATCTGCGTCGTCTCCCCACTCAATGTAGGGATGAGGATTTCAAGTGGTTTCCTAACTTACCGTAACGACATTTTTGTAATCAATGACTGGTGGGGCAAGCGCGCAGAGTTCTTGGAGGTGATTCGGCGGCACCGTCACCCTGTAGTAAAAATCGACTTCGCCCACCTGATGCCTGTCAGGGGTTAATTAGTTCCTCATAGGCTCGTTCGCATGCAAGCCCTGCTATTCGGGCACTATCATAAGCCCTTGCCAGCTCTCCCGCTCTTTTGTCAGCGCGCTGGAACAGGTCGGAGAGCACCATTGCGGCGCGGGTGGCTGTGTTGCTTCGTTCGGTAGCTCCGGGATCGTCGGCGGAGCAGCTTGCGCTGGCAGCCAGTTTTCCTGCTTGGTCGTGCACCCGTTCGCCAGCAGCATCAGCACTGACAGCGTCAGCAGTCGCAACAGCCTGTTGTTGTCTCGCATCATTTCCCACCTGGTTGACCGCCGTCTGGCGGCGCTGTTCTTCGGTTCGGTTTTCGGTCGTGGCGGCGGCGAGGCCTTTCGCCTGAAGCGTCTGCTGATCGGCCCACTTCAACTGCCAGCGCGCATCGGCCACCGATTCGCCGTGGTGATAGGCACCGTAGAGAACCGCCGCGATAATGAGCAGGACCGCCAGCGCTCCGCCGGTCTTCAGGTAAAGCGCAGCGGCTGGGCTCATGGCACGTCCCTGAAGAAGATGTGGTGCCCGAGCTTCAGCGTCTGCTTCGCCTTCGCGGCCCAGGCCGGTGGCTTCGGCATGGTGGTCGCGTAATAGTGGGTCGCGCCGCCGGTTGGGTCAGGCTTCAGCCCGCCAATGACCTGCTCGGCTGCGAGACGGCACATCGTGAACTCCGCCGCTGGGATCGGCTTCGCACCACTCAGGAACGGATAGTTCGGGTCGTTCTTGTTCCAACAGCTGAACTGGTACGGCTTCTTGCAGACACCGGTGTAGCCTTCTCCCCACCACGATTTGTCCTTGCCGTCGTCGACCCGATTGCGGATCGACCAGGCCACGGCAATCATCCCCGCCAGCCCCTCCCCGCGAGCTTCGCCCCATAGGGTCCGCGCCAGCACATCACGATCTTTTTCAGTCACGTCCATCACTTTTCTCCAGACGAAAAAAAGCCCGCATGCAGCGGGCTCGTTCAATTAGCTATGATTGGCCTTCGCCAAATAAGGAGAAAAACCAATGAGGATATGGATTATCTCGTGCCTCGTTGCAGCACTGTCAGGCTGCGGCACGATCAAGACGCTCAACGACGAGAAAGGCGCGGCTGACGACCTCGCGAAGTGGCAATCCAACTGCCACACAATCCCCCGAACTTACAGCGGAATGAGTTATCAATTTTGCAACCTGAACAGCCCACCCCGGTCCGGTCCTCACTGGGCGGTAACGCCAATTGCGCTCGATATGGTTGCTTCCGCAATCGCGGACACGATCCTGATTCCTTACACCGGTTATCAGCAATACCAGCGTGGCGATATCCAAGTGCGGCGTAAGCAGTATTGATTAGAGTCCGTTCAACTATGACGGCCCAAAGCGCACTCGGCGGGCATTGGGTCAGCGGGGCGTTACTCGGTAGGCTGATCCTGCTCGGGAACGTCCTCGGCGGTAATGGTCACCTGCGCGCGGTAGGTCTTCACCAGTTGTGCAGTGCGGATCAGGGACTGAGGGAAGGCGCCGAGGATCTCGCGCGCTTTCGCATCAGCCTCGGCTTCGGATGCGTACTCAACCTGGTTGTTCGGGTCGAACGAGTTGCTGCCATTGATCACGATAAAAGGCATATGAATCTCCATCATTTGGTTTGGTTTGAGTGGTGAAGCAGAAAGCCCCGCCTCACCCGTACGGGAAAGGCAGGACGGTTGTTGCGATGACGAGGGCGATTGGATAGCGGTCGGTGATCAGAGCACCCACCGAGCCTGGTACCGACATGATTCCGCCGAAAGCCGCGTCGATACCCGCGCCTGCTGGGCCGAACATAAAGCTCATGCCGCCGACTCGGCCATAGGCGCCCTCCGACATGTCCACCGTTTGTGGGTTAACGCCTGTCAGGTTGCCTGACCAGTACCCTGTACAGCCTCTTGAGAAGTTGAGGAACGCTGCGTATTCCACTCCCCCCGGAAGCCCTACATCGACGACGTAATGCGCCTGTGGGTCGACCGCGGCGGTTTGAAACCTGACGGTTTGCCACGCGCCTCCGGAATACGGTCCGGTGTACCTGCCGTATTGATCAAGCGCAGCTGGGGCCGGCGCCTGGATGGTGTAAAGGATGTTCAGCGGGACCTGGAGTGAGTTGAACGATATTGATCCGTCAGCGCGCCGAGTTTTAAGCCAAGGCTTGTTACCCGCCACGTTATCGTTCATCAGGTCGAAAACGTACGCTTTGGTGTTGGTGTCGCCGCCGCTATAGAAAAACTTCACGGTGTTGGCGGTTCTTGCTGTTCCCTGCAGGCAGCCCTTGCCAACAATGAAGCAGATCGGGTTGACTGCGTTACCCACCGTGATCGAGAACATCTGATCGCCGGCGCGAGTCGAATCGTCATAACTTGATCCCGCGTTGGGGTCCAAGTTGATGCTCCGCAAGTATCTCCTCGGCCATGTTTCATCGGCCTGCAGATACCCGCTTTTCACGAGCCCGTGCGTGATGTATTGGGTGTCGAATAAAACGCTTCCGTCAGGCTTCCTGACTATTAAACTCGCCATCAATATGATCCATAAAAGATCCGGCAATTGGCTGAGAAATACCCCCAGCCGTTCGTGTTGTAGGAATAGACCCAGCTCAAACTTGTCCCGCTGAGAGAAACCGCCGGCCTCTTCCCCTTCTCGCGTTGGAGATCGACCAGCGGCACGACGACGTAGTAGAGCTGCTTTCCCGCTGGGGGCGACGGCAGCGTTGCACTACCGTTAGCCCCGTTGGTATCGACCCACCCCATGTTCTGGCTGATCCTCATCGTTATGTTGAGGATTTCCTGCCCCGCTGAGTTCCTGATGATGAGGCCAGCCATCAGAGAGCCAACTCCAGCATCACCACCCCGCCGGATATCGCGAACAGACCATCTTCCCTGAGCTGAAGGTATTTCCCGGATGTCGTTTTGTTGCTAATCGACAGTTGCCCCACGTTGAAGTCTGCAACCATCACAGGAACTCCATAGTTGGTTAGCGTCGAAGAGTTGAGCTGTTGGCCGATGATCCCGTTCGCGATGGTGGCTTTCTTGATCACGGCGTCTGCCATGAACACCTGGCCGTTCTCTACGATGAACGGGGACAGCACCCCGGCCCCCGCCCCGGAGTTCGAGTTAAGCACCCCAAATCTGTCGGCACTGACAATGAATTGGGATTGCAGCACTCCTGTCTCGTTTGTCAGACCCAGCCCAAAACCAGCTGCGTACTGGGTGCCGCCGCTAGTTGCGGCCAGCTTCACCGTATAGGAGGCAGAAATCCTGTTATTGGTATCAGCAACCGTTGCCGCAGTTTGTTGGATCTGGGCGGTGTTACCGCTGACAGAGGATTGCAAGCCGGTAATTGACTGGGCTTGCGCGTTGAGTGTGGTGCCCTGCTGTGTGACGGTCGAGGTCAGTGAAGACAGTGCTCGGCTTGATGCGGAGGGCGCCACCCTGCCTACTGCAATCCAGTCGATATCGAACGCGCCCCCGGAAGCTGAGCCTAGGTCTATTCGCAGCGCCGTAATCGTGCTGCTTACCCAGTCTGTACCGCCAGCGGTCAGCGCGCCCATGTCGAACTCAAGAATGGTACTGGAGCCGACTGCGAGGTTTGGGTTCGTCAGCTTCTTGGTGTAGGAGCTGCTGATTCCATGCCCACTGGTGACGTAGTAAATACTGCCATCCCAGTCAGTTGCCGGAGTTCCCGCACGGCGAGTGATAGAAACGCGGATCTTGGAATAGAGAGCACCGTTGATCGATAGGCCTGACACATTAATGCTTGGGTCGGCCGCCGTTGCCGTCTGACGCATCACTCCCGCCGAGGGAAAAGACAAAGAGCTATTGCCCCCTACCCAGCCCTCTGCGGCGCTGTCGAAGTTCCAGCTCCCACCATCGGCAGGATCGAGCCCCGATGCCCCCAGACTTCCCTGAATGGTCGACACCGATGTCTGAAGGTCGGTGATGCTCGACGACTGCGCAGTGTTCACCCCCTCGACCGCGGTTACACGGTTGGTTAGCGTCTGCACGGCACTGGAGCTCGCCTTTGTAGCAAGGCCGTCAGTAGTGCTGTTCACCGAGTTTTCAAGCGTCGTGGTACGTGCCGCGACACTGGTCAGGGTGGTGCCCTGCTGAGTGACGGTCGACGACAACGAATCAACGGCGGCCGATGTGGCAGCCTGGGCGTTCGTGACCGCCTGAACGGATGGCGAGTAAGCGGTGAGCACGGCCCCTTCTTGCAGCTGGACGTTATCCAGCTCAATCCACATATCTGCCGTTGCGCCAGCACGGTTGAGCAGACGCCCAGCGTAGACATGTCCTGCCACGGTTCCGGCCGGCGCTGTGGCCGTCAAGCTCATCCGGGTAAAGGTTGTTCCGACCGCCGTTTCCGGAAGCTGCGACGTTGAAATAACCGCACCGCTGCTGTTGATCCACTGAATGTACATAGCCAGGCGTGCAGATGGACTCGACAGCCTCGCATACACACTGAGGGTGTAAGTCTGCCCCGCTACCAGCTTCGGGTCTGCACCTTCACTTGGGTAAAGCTGCAGGTCAACGTAGCCACCGTTAGGGATCGCTGAATTCGCCAACCGTACCGCTTTCAGGCTGGAGGAGAGTGTTGAATCAACAGAGGTCACTGTCGGAGAAACGCTCCCAGCGCCACGCCAGTAGAGCGGCCATCCGGTGGATGACGTTTGCTCAAAAGAACTGTTGGCCAGCAGGTTGTCCCCACCCATCTGACCGATGCTGTTATTCAGCGTCGTCAGTTGACCACTCACGCTCGTTAGGCCGGTTTCAGTCTGAGTAACCCGGCTGGTGAGCGCGTCGACTGCCGCCGAACTGGCTTTAGTCCCAAGCCCAGTAGACGGACTGTTAACGGTGTTCTCCAGCGAAGTAACTCGAGTGCCCTGGCTGGTGATTGTGCCTTCAGCCGAGGTTACACGGGTGGTGAGACTGTTCACCGCGCTCGCATCGGCTTTGGTCTGTGCCAGCGCCAGCGCATTGGCTGCCGCCGTCGCCGCATCCGTCGCTGCCTTGTCTGTAACGGCCGCCCACGCGCTCCCCGTCCAGCGTTTTGGGGTGTTCGCGTTGTTGGCGGTGTCGATCCACAGGTTCTGCGCCAACTGATCGGCAGCCGCCGGCGCCGAAGACTGAACAATGACCTTGCCCTTCCCGCCCGCTAGTGTGTTCGCCGCGTTCGCTGCGTTCTGTGCTGCGGTCACGTTCTGGTTGGTGGCCGTGAGGCTGTTATTCAGGCCGGTGATCGCCGTGCCCTGGCTGCTGATCGAGTTTTCAGCAGTCGTGACGCGGCTCGACAAGCTGCTGACCAAGGACGAATCAGCCTTGCCGTCGAGCGAGGTTTGCAAGCCCGTAATCTGGCTGGCCTGCGCGGTGTTCACGCCCTCGATGCTGGTGATCTTGGTTTCAGCGGTGGTAACGCGCGCGGCCAGGCCGTTTGCAGTCTGAACTGCCTGGCCAACGTTCAGCCAGTAGGTTGCGTTCGGCGGCGGCGTGTTGATCGGTACGTTCTGAAGCGCCTGATAAATGATGCCGTCTTGGCCGAGCGAGCCCTGTCCGGTCGTGTAAGTCTGGTCCGCTTTATACGGAAGAGAGTCCGCCAGATCGGCGATCTGATCGATCTGCGCCTGCAGCTCGGTCTGCACTTCGGTCACGGTGTTGCTGACGTCGGCGATCTGGTCGCCGAGATCGGTTCTCACCTGGTCAAGACGTTCGTTCACTGAACCCGGGCCGTCGCCGCCGATCTTGCCAATTTCCCCCAGCAGCTCCTGACCCAGCTGGCTTTCAGTGATCTCGCCAGTCAGATAGTCGAGAATGTCATCGGCATCCGCGCTCGCCTGGCCGTTCACGACAGTTGGAGCTTGCGGGAACCACGGCCCGACGTTGCCGGTTCGATCGACGAGGCGCGCCCAGAAGAAGAACGACTGGCCCGCGCGCAGGCCCTGCATGGTGTAGTCGGATTGCGGGTATGCCAGGTCCGCCAGCTTGGTCGCACTGTCAAGCTGAGGCGCTTCGCTGTACCAGAGCTCGGTGCGCTGGGTATCTTCCGCACCTGGTGGGAAAGTCCACTTCAGGCCGATGCCGAAGATCAGGCTTTCAGTGGTCAGCGAGGTCACCGCCGGCGGCAGGCCCTCTTTACCGTTCAGCTGCGTCAGATTCGAGGAGCGCCAGATCGACGAGATGTCGTAGGCGCTCACGGCGCGAACGCGAGCCAGATACGCGCCCGAGTAGATGCCGGTGATGTCGACGCTGGTGCTGCCGGTACGCTGGACCCTGATCCAGTTGCCGTTGTCCTTGCGCCACTCGACATCGTACCCGACCGCGCCGTTAACGGCAGGCCAGGTGATGGTCATGGTGGTGACAGCGATGCCCTGATCAATTGCAGAGTTTGAAGTCAGCGTAACGCTGGCAGGCGCCGGAACGACGGTGATCGGGATGACGCTGATTGGGCGTTCTTCCAGCTTCGCGCCAGTGTCAATGAAAGCGAACTTGCCAGGCTCGAACTGGAGCGCAGCGATTTCATAGTCGCCTTCGGTGGTGCGCTTGGTGCTCAGCACGCGGTAAAGCGGGATCGCAAGGTCATCCGCATCCAGCGCCCACTGAAGCTGTGCCGTCGGAGTCTCACTGTAAGCGGTGGTCAGCGTCACCGCGCGACCGGCAACAGACTGAACCGTGCGGCCTTCAGCCTTTCCGCTCGGCAGGTTGATGATCAGACGATCACCTGCCTTGGCCAGGGTGTCACGGTCCAGCGTCACGACACGAACGGCCGCAGCTGAAATACGGCCGCCAATCTCGCGGCCTGCCAGCAGCGAGTCCGCAATTGGAATGATGTACCCAGGCAGCGGAATCGCGCCCTCCATCCCCGTCTTGAACGTAACGGTCCGGTCCTGGTTGTTGCTCATTACCACCCATTTGCCGCGACGCTGTGCCTCAGATGCCCGCGTGCAGCCAATAGCGCTGATTTCGACAGGCTTGTCGCCAAATCGGCGCTGCAATACTGGGTCTGCGTAGGCCGTCACGTCGGTGTCGTAATTGTTCGCCGGATTGTCGTAGCTTACGATTGCCCGGGTGTAGCGAGTTTGGGACGAGGCGCTGCCATAGGAAAACTTGCCGTCGATGACATTGGCACGGGTGAAGACGTAGTCGAAGTCTTGCGCGCGCGGCATATCGGCCTGCATGACGAGTTGGCCCTGAGCCCAATACGTCATCCCGCGGTAAATAGCCGAAATGTCACGTAGCAGCGTCCAAGCCTCGGCTTTGCCCTGCAGGTTCATGTCACAAAGGAAACGTGGTTCCTGTCCGCCTATGCCGTCCGGCACCAACTGATCGCAGTATTGGGCGATCCGGTACAGCTCCCACTTGTCGACCATGAATGGCTTGATGCGCTTGCCCAGGCCGAAGCGGTCCACCGTGCAGATACCGAATGTCACCCATGCAGGGTTGTTAGTCCACGCCTGCTTGAAGGTGCCGTCCCATACTCCGCTGTAGGTGCGGGCATATGAATCGTAATTACTTGGAACTGACCACATCCGCGCCTTACATCCAGAGGTCACGGCAGGAATGTTGGTAAATTGCTCGGCGTCGAATTCGATGTAGAGGAGCGCTGTGTTCGGGTAGCGCAGCTTCGCGTCGATGACTTCGGTATAGCCCGCCACCAGCATCGTGTCGGCGACCTTGTTACTGTTCTGATTCGGGGTGATCCGGCGAACTCGGATCTGCCATCCACTAGTAGCCGCTGGCAGATCGATGCGACGGGATCGCTCGTACCGGGTGGTGGTCTTGCCGTCGACCGCCTCGTCCAGCACCTGCTGATAGGCGCCGCCGTCTGTGGACACATCCACGGCATATTCAATTCGGTAGCCACCGACGTTGCCGTTTTCATCCTGCTGTTGCAGCGCGGGCCAGGCGAAACGCAGGCGCACAGCAGAAAGCTGGGTGTTGGTCAGCGAGCGGACCCAAGCAGTGCCGCTGCGCAACTCGACGTTGACGGTGGTTTCGTTCTCGACCGACGGGATGCCAGGAATGTAGCTTTGCTCAACTGTCCCGCTACGAAACTCCCATTTCACATTGGGGAAATTGACGTTGCCACTCGCGTCTTCAATCGGCGTGCCGTCAAGCTTGATCGTTCTAGCAGTCGGCGCCTCAGCAAAGGGGCCTTCACCTACAGCAATAAGAAGCTTGGCCACGTTTGTCGACCGCAAGCTATCGGAGGCTTCAATGGGAGTTTTGGGGTTGCTGCTTCCGCCCTTGGCGCCAGTGATCTCGATCTTTTCAGCTGCGCCCATGGTTTTCTCCAGGCATAAAAAAACCGCCAATCGGCGGTCTGGTATTCCGATTCAGGGTCAGGTCTTGTCTTCGGCGTAGATCGAGGCGCTGATGATCGCGCCACCCCAGTCTCTTTCGCCGATGCAGATCGGGACCGGGTTGCCGCTGGCTGTGGTGTTTCGAGCCGAGCCGAATGCGTACGATGGCGCGTTTTCAGGCGCAGAGCTTGTGCGGAGTCCGCCGGCTTGAGGACTGAGCAACTGGATCACTCCACCTGCAGTAACTGCCACGCCGCCGCTTAACAAAGCGGATGAAGCCGCCAGGGCCGCTGGGGTGCTGCCCGGCACGAAGAATGATGCAACGATCATCGCGATGCCGACTACGGTCTGCAATACGCCAGCGCGTTTGCTGCCAGAAATAACTGGCACAATCCGAAGATGCCTTGTTCCACCCAGATCAAAATCTTTTTCGCCCACATTTTGCTTGTTTCGGTATATCGCGAAACGCATTCCGAGACGATGCAGTCGTGTCACCTCCTCTTTGAAGCCCGGCAAAGAAACTTCCAGTGCCTTGAAAACCTCCCAAGACTTGCCCGTATCAAGCAAGCGACGGTGGATTTTTCCAAGCTTTTTCCCAAGCGCGCCCCACAGCTCGATTTTTGTCATTGGGTGATAGTCGATCGCTGAACTCATCGTATTTTCTCCAGACAATAAAAAACCGCCCGTAGGCGGTCTGTTTACTTAATTGTTTAGAGGCAAGATTTCACTGCCTCTGAAACGCCTGCGCGTCCAAGCTGTTGCCAAGCAATTCGCTGATAATGGCGAACAACCGACCCTGCTGAGGCTTTGGAAACCTCCAGTAGCTCATCCGTTTGTCCTACTCCCGGATTGGACATCACCAATCTATAACCCGATTCTGTTTCGCTCAGTGTTGACCCTGGGTTGAGATCTTGCCATTTAGGGAATACGCACAAGGCGTATTGCTTAGGGTTCTTCGCCGTATTGGCCGAAAAGACAGGGCCGTTTGATTTAAGGTCGCTTGGAGATGTGCACCCAACCAACAGGGCAACAGCCATAGCCCCAATCAGAATTCGCATGATGATCCCTCATTGTGGTTTGGCCGAACTCTACCACCAGCAATGGGACATACGAAACGCCAGCACGAAAGCCCCGCCTACGCGGGGTGCTTCGTCTTTGTGGGTGAGCCGTCCTTGGCGGGAGGCTTAGTCGCTCCCGAGAATCTCCCGGAATCTCTCTACCGCTGCGCCGTTGTAGAAAAATGTCTCACACTGGCGATCGCTGTACTTCGACTTATCGAGGCGGATCTCGCCGTACTGACCCGTCTTCAATCCATGCTGATTCGCAAGCCTGCCAATTTTCTGCGCACTGACACCGAACAACTCGCCAACCTCTCCCGCCAACTTCAGGCTTTCCTCCACCCTAGGCAGCGGAATCAGCCGTTGCCCGAAAGCCAGCTCAGAAATATGACTGAGCAACGCCTGCTTGCTAGTATCGCCAAGGTTCGGCAGGTGAGCTAGAGCAAGCTTTCCGAACTCTACAGCCGAATCATTAGCCGCTGGCGGCTGTGAGCGAGGGTTTGCGGCATGGCCTTCATTCCAGTAGTCCCAAAGCGCGTCATCGCACTCATCCTGAAACTCTTCAATTTTTAGTTTGGCTCGAGGGTTTTTTACGCGATTCGGCTCCAGAGTCGACAGCCACCCCGGAAGCTTGCGCAACGGGATGCAGATAGAATCCTGATCCCCGCCAGCAGAGGGAGTGGTGATCATGACCACGCCCCAGCGTTTTTCATTTGATGTCAGCTTCTTGTGCTGGCTTTTCCAGTCGATTTCCATGCCCTGGACCATTGGACGCATTGGCACGTAAGGTTGGCCCTCATGCTCAACTAGAGAAAGATTCACGCCATGAAACGGAACTGTCATTAACGCGCTCATGCCGTCTTCCTCCACTCCGCCGAAACCACCGCACTGGGGCTGAAACCATCCAGAGGCATCAGGTTCTTCTCGTTTACCGAGTAGCGCTTGCCCTCAACGAGGATCAACCAGTTTTCTTCGACCTTGCGGATGAGTTGGCCTGAGCGGCCAATCAGATTCGCACGTTCAGGGCTGAGGATCAGGGCGCGCCCGTCTGCTTTGATGTTGAAGTTCATGCTGCACCCTCCAGCTTGACCGCGTACCGCTTCGGCTCCGTAAAAAGCACGTTCATGCCGCTGACCCAAGACTGAAACTCACGAAGCTTGGCGCGATAGGTTTTCAGTTCGCACAATGCACCTTCAACCTCGTAGCCGTTACTTTCCAGCTCCCACAAGATTTCCTCACAAGGCGTCCCCTCACCACGGATGTCGCGTAGGTCGTCCAGCATCACGTCCAGCCAACGGCGTTCGCCGGCCTTCTCGATCAGCATGCCTGGACGGCGCCGCGCCAGTTCTTCAACCGGGAAGCTGAGATTCAGGCGGTCAGATTTCCTTTCATGCGGAAGGTATTCACCTTCAATCGCATAGCTCGCGACGAAGTTGCACGCCGCATCCATTTGGTCCCCTGGAATCTGCTCAATGCGAGGAACACTGAACCGAGCATGCAACGCCGATGACAGTTTCATCACTGCGCTGCGTTGATGCGAAGCTTCAAGCTTGGCCACCCGACAGCGAATCACATTGCTCAGGGCTTGCGCGCCATACGTCCCGATCATGGCTTGCACTAGCGGCTTCATCTGGCCCGATGCATCTTCGTATGCGCCTTGCTTGCGGATGGCGGGCAGCACCTCGGCGGTAACCCACTTGCGAAACGCATGCGGCTTGCTGCCCTTTTTGACTGCATCGCGGCTGCGGAGAATCAGAGTGTAGAGGCCTGACTCATTCACAATGTTCGCCTCACCCTGACGACCTATGTTGAACATAGACCGTTCATCGTCATCAAGAGCCTGCATGGCCTGGGTAGTGTTAGTCACGTCGAGCACCCGGCAAATGTCGGATGCTACAAACCATGGCTCACCGCCAATGGTCACTGCGCGAACGCTGTGACCACGAAAGTCGAAGGGGATGACATTGGAAGCTGCTGTGCTATTATTCGTCATGACGTTTTTCCTAGTAGATTTACGTTCTGCTTCATGAGCCTCAACCGTTGGCGCGGTTGGGGCTTTTTCATGCCTGTCTGATCTGTTCATCTTCCTGCTCCAGCGACTTACGCAAACGGAAAACTATCTCACCGCTCAGGCTGCGGCCATTTTCGGCTGCCTTCCGCTCAAGTCGCTCCCTCATTTCGCAAAGCATTCGGACTGCTGTAGTGATCTTCACTGCGCTCATGGTGCTTCCTTTGTGTTGTTTCCTTTTGTGTAGTTTTGCTTCCTTTGTTTCACTTGTCAACACCGTTGTGTCTTTTGTTGCTTTGTATGCTTCTAGAGTAATACGCTTCAACGCGAAACCGCTTTGTGAGATAGCTATGAACGACCCATTCGCTGACAAACTAATCCGCCTTCGAACGCAGAAGGGCCTCACCCAACGTGAGCTTGCTGCAATGGTTGGGGTGTCATGGTCTCAAATATCAAAGTATGAATCCGGCAAGTCTAAACCTCGAAAAAAGGCGCTTTGGGCCCTGGAAGAGGCTTTGGGATGCGCGGGCGAGTTGTCTGTTTTTCTCGAAAGCGATGAGGTTTCGGTTCCTGTACCTGCTGAGCTCTATAAGCGGCTTGAGGAAGCAGCATCGGAAGCGGGAATGGATATGACTGAGTACGGGCCTTTTTTTCTTACCAGGCTCATTAGTTGGAGCCACGACGAACTGCTCGGGCTTCGGCAACCATCCATTTACACACCGGAAGAGATAGTAAAGGCGCAGGCGCGCATGAAGCCTGGCGTGAAGGAATCACGTATCAAGCACCGTTTGAAAGAGCTTCAGCAAGGCACCGATGACGAAACCATCATCTTGGAAGGTATACGCAAGCGCCAAGATGCTGATGGTCGAGCATCTAAGAAGTAGCTATCCCAAGTCCAGCCAACCTGGCATTTTGCGTGCTTCATCTGGGGGTCGAATGATTTCGTTAACCGTTGGTGAGCGTGTCAGACTTTTACGCGCAGGCGCGGCCAATGCCTCGTCCAATCCTGACGATCTATTTGGGGCAAGGATGATGTTACACGACGCGCTGAGCGGGCTAGGCGTTGATACGAATGCCATCGCAGCTCAGGTTTTCCCCAAATGCCCGCCGATCACCAGTTGTCACGTTTATCGCGTGCATCGGCTTGCCGATGTGATCGAGAGCAATTGTTATGATTCGCCCGACGATCTCATTTGGATGACGGTCAGCACTGCTTTGCTGACAGCTTGGACCGACTGATCCCTCATTGAGAAAGGGCCGAGGGTAGCACCGGGCTGTCTGCCCATCCAGTGTGGACAAAAGGCCAGTACAGCCAAATCTTCGACAGATGTAGCATTGCGCTATCAGTTCTCCATGGAGGTCAATATGAGCAGCTATAGCGGGTCGTACTACGTAGTAAGCGGTGTTTCATTTGCGGTTTTGTTAGTCGGATCCGGGGCGGTCAGCAGTCAGAGATCTCGCGATGAGACGACTGCTTTCTTTCAACCATTTTTTCCCCAAATCCCGATTGTGTTTGCGATTCAAGATCAGAACAGAAGGCTTACGTTCTGGGGTGAGAAGCGCCTAACTGACTACCTAGTTAAAGCGGGTCCGGTTCAATGGTCGAATTGGTCCTTTAAATGAATCACTTGTGCAAGTGCCCGGCTTAGTCATAAGCGATATACCAACAAATCCCTAAATCCGGGAATGCCTAAATTGGATCTACTGCGGCGCCTAGGCGTCCGGAGCGGGAATCATGCTCAACAGCAGACGAGAGAGTCATGGATCTTAGTGTAATTCCATCAACCGTATATGTTGCATTCGGCGTCATAACAGCAGCTCTTCTGACCGGCTTCTTTTCCATCATGAATATGGTAAGCGCCAAGGAAAATAAGGTTTCCGAATTCCGCCTCGGATGGGTCGACGGCCTACGAAACGAGATTTCCGAATACACCGCCGCCGCTCAAGAAATCTCGCGAGCCATCAGGCCCGGCAGATTCAAGCCGGAACAATTTCATACTGCTCAAGAGGCTCACGAGCTGCAAATCGAGTTCTTCAAGGAAACCAAAGATTGCTATGCGAAAGCAGCGGAAAATCTGAGCAGGATTCAACTTAGGCTTAACCCAGAGCACATCTCGCAAAATCCGGACGGTCCAGAAGCAAAGCTTATGGCTGCAGTGTCCAAGGCGCGGAGGCTTGGGAACAAAGAGTTTAAAGAGGTTCTTGAGTGTTGCGAGGAAATCAGGACTGCGGCTGCGCCAATATTGAAGAGCACTTGGAATTCGATCAAGCGTGGTGAACTTGGATATCGCCGAATTCGGTTAGCTGGCTTGATGACTGTGTTTTTCGGGTTCTACTTAATCATCGGAGTTGGAGGCTATCTGGGATGGGTCTCCTACAACGGGCGACCTCATGAGCATCGAGCAATTCAATTGCCTCTGCCAACGCCTGTGCAGAATTGCATACCGCGGACACTCCCGTGCGCCCCACAAGAGATTTCACCTAGTCGGTTGAACCGCCAACATCGGACTGATAACACGAACTGAACACCCATCCAGCCTGTCCAAATACCCAGTAACGGGATCGACGCACACCGTAGTAGCGTTGCGCCTTCAACGAACCGCCTCGGTCCGTTGCCTGCAAGCCCATGGACCGGGGCAATATGACCTAGGAGGTCGAATGCAAACTGTAGATCAACGCCTACAAGCTCTTGAGCAGGCCGTGAACACTCTTCCGTCCGCCATACTGAATGCGCTTCTTGCAGTAGTGACAGCACTCAATAAACAAGACTCCATTGATAAAGCCGCTTTGCATAAGGATCTTGAGGAGCTGAAGTCAGTGCAAATTGAAAATGGCAACCATGCCCAGTATCAGCAGATCATTTCGCTGGTTCAGTCGAGAGTTTCGTAACCGCGTCACCAGTGCCTGCGGTTGCGGGCACCCCCAAACCAAAACCAGCAACCGCCTTCATACCCTCGCTCAGAACGACGACCTTAATTTTCATAAGTTCTCCCGCGGCATCGCCGCTCACTGATTTGCGTCTTTGTGCCTGAGGATCAGGCGTGTTCTGTCATGCCAAGGCCCGCCGAAGACAATGATCTCGGACGGCTTGCCGTATATGTGATGCAGTAGGAAAGGTCCGGCGCCGTGTACTGCCGCTGATTCGCCGGGCAGTGCGGGATCAGATCCGAGAAATATTCCGGCGTGGTTTGGGTGTTTGGTGCGTCCTACGTCCATCACGATCATGTCGCCGCGTTGAGGAGTGCCAACACGCTCAAAGCCAGCAGCCTCGTAAGCTTGCTCGTACAGGCTCGGGCCGTCCGCCTGCTCCCACCAGCCGTCCTCGCGCTTGAAGGCCTCGAACACCAGGCCCCATTCGCGTTTATACCAGTCAGCACAGACCTGCCAGCAATCCCAGGCACCATGTACGAACGGACGACCCAGCAGCGGCGTGTGACCAGTGGGCACGATGGTGCGCAGGTCGCCTTCCGGCCAGCTCAGAATGTGCCAGGGCAGCTCGGTCGCTTCGCACATCGCCAGATCGCGCGGTGACGGTCTGCTGGTTGCATCCGGATGCGAGTGAACGATGCCGATTACCTCGCCCTCGTCTTCAGCCGCGGCGTAATCCTCTGGGGCAATACGGAACTCTTCGTTCGGGTCGGTCGCGGTATTGGCGCACGGGATGTATTGCTGTTTGCGTCCAATGCTGATCAGTAGCCCGCAGCACTCACGCGGGTATTCGGCGTCGGCATGGGCCTGCACCGCCTTGAGGATGTGTTTGAGCATGGTCAGCTCCTGGCAATCAGCGAGACAGCCGGGAAGCCGCCGAAAGGTAGTTCGTTGTTGGCGCCCCAGCGCGGTTCGCAGCCGGAGGTCAGCAGCCCGTTGCACTCGTCCAGCTCAGGGTTGTCAGTCGGCTTGCCGTCCTTGTCGAAGTACGGACCTGTGTAACCGCAGTTCGGCCCGCGATATCCGCCGGTGAGGCACCAGTGGCATAGAGTGGTCATCTGTCTGCCGATTGACTCGCCGCCGACATCGCCCGGGCTGGCCAGCTCCCACGAAACGGTTTCGCCGTCCTCGTTGGTCTTCTGGTCCAGATACCAGACCTCGATGGATTCCTGCGTGGGGTCGGCCTCGGGGTTGCCTGCTGGGAAGTTCACTGCGTCTATGTAGCGCACCAATGTGTGCCGCATGGTCAGCTTGAAGTCGAGCAGATCCTCGAATGCGAGGCACAGCGCTGTGATTCGCCCATTCAAGTTGCCGACTGACAATGTTGGGCGCACCGCTGTCCCGTCGCCGTTGGCCTCGATGCCGTCGATCTGCATCGGCCAGGCACCGTACTCCTCGCCCTGCCACCAAATCGACTTCGCCGGCAGTTGGTCGGCATCAACGCCAGCTGCGATGATCTCGGCCGGGGTGTGCGGGATTGAGTGACCATGGAATCGCAAGACGTCCGCGCCGTAATCTGAACCGTCCAACTCGAAAAGCAAAACCTCGCTGCCAGGTTCGAGAACCTGCAGGTCATTGATTAACGGCATGGTGGATCCTTACGGTAGGAATGCTTGGTCGAACGTCGCTGTGAGTTTGAACTGGCCACCGCCAAGCGGCGTCGGTACGGCTTTCTCGCAGGTGTAGAGTCCTACTTCGCCAAGCGGTGTTGTCCATTTGAAGGCTTTGGCCCCGCCATGACGGCCGAGGAATTCCATAATCTGCTGCACTGTGGACTTTGGCCCGGTGTAGGTGATGGGAAACGACTGCTCCTTGTTGTTCGGCCCATCACCGACCGTTTGTTTGTAGCCATTGCCGAACTGCGATTTGCGAACCCGCCAGTTAATATCCGGCGCATCACCGAATTGAGTCGGCCAGGTGAAAGTTTCGATAGCCATGATCAGGTCCTCGTCTGCCGGAAGCTGACGCCGCCCGGTCGCCATGAATCAGCAACTGCCTTATCTGCCGCCTGTTTGATCTGGATTTGCAGGTTTTGAGCGAGTGCTGTCTGATCGAGCGTCAGGCCCTCGGAGCTCCGGTCTTCTACCGAAATGCTGACTGGCGCATTGATTTGGACATTTGACCCGCCGCCACCGATTGCGCGCACACCCAAGGCGCCGCCAGACGTTCGGGTCAGCGGCATGATCGCCTGAGGCCCCGCTTCCCCCATTACACCTTTACCACCCCCAGCCATTCCAAACGCCGTGGGCGTGCTGACCACGCTGTTGGTGAAGGCGCCGCCATTGGCGAACATCTGGGCGCCACCAGACCACGCCCCGCCCTTCGCCTGCGGAAAGTAAGTGGACGAGTAACCCGCCTGAGAAGCACCCAGACTTGATGAGGTTGCGGCCGCTGAGCCTGATGCAAAGCCGTTTGCACCTCCAGAAAAGTAACTCAGCCCCGCACCGAACAACGAGCTCAGCAGCTGCGACGAGGCCTGCCGAGTAGCGATTCGCGCCATGTCAGCGAGAATAGATTTCGCAAAGTCCGAGAACGAAAGCTTCCCAGTCAGCGCGAAATTGACGACTGCGTCCTCCATGCTGCTGAAGGCGTTGGTGAATAGGCTCTTCGTCTGCCCGGCAACGTTCTTGGCGCTGTCGAGATAGTTTTCCCAAGCCGATGTAGCCCCATTCGTCCAATCACCCTGTGCAGTTTCAACGTCGGCATAGTTCTGCCGGATCTGATCCGTTGCCTTTTTGTTGGCATCGGCAAGAGCCTGCGACTTCTTGGCGAACTCTTCGTCCGACATATTGCGTGACGGATCAGAACGCTGGTTTTCCAGATCGAGCGATTGCCGAGCAAAACGGTCTTGCTGGCTGTTGAGCTCTCCATTCAGTGCGTTCTGGCGATCACCACGGCCAACGCCCAGCACGGCGCGTTGCCCTGCGAGCTCCAGCGCTTTCTGCTGCTGGCCCAGCGCCTGAACGTAGGAATTGATCGACCGTTCCTGCTTCGCCAGCCGCCCCTGCTCATTGGTCGCCAGCACCGAAAGCTCGGTGTCGGCATCCTGCTGCGCCTTGACCATGCTGGTTCGGGCGTCGGCGATCTTCTGGTCAAGCTGAATGCGCTGCTGAGCAGTGGTCGAGGATTTGTCTCGGGTCGCCTCCAGTGCCGAGATCTCTGCCTGATAGGCGTTGGTGACCTCTTCCTTCTCAGCCTGGATCAGCGCCGTGCGTTGGGCCGCATATGACTCTTGCGAGATGATCCCGGCCTTCTGCTGGGCGTCCAGGTCCTTTTGGGCGTTGCTGTAAGTAGCAGTGAGCGCCTTGAGCTGATTCTGCGTGTCGTTGAAACTGGTCAGATCCAGCTGGTTCGCCGGTCCCGACAGCTTTTTCTCGTACGACTTGCGGATGTCGCTGATGCGCTGCTCGATCTCCACCTGGGAGCGGCCAGAACTGAGGCCTTGAGTGCGAGCCTCGGCGATCTCCTTTTCCATCTTTTGCTGGTCGGTCAGGTATTTCAGGCCATCAGCCAGCCATTTGTCCTCGCCCGCGATCTGCTGACGGCGGCTCGACTCTTCCTGTCCAGTCAGCGCGGCCTTCTGTTGCTGAAGGTCGACGGCTTTCTGGGCTGCCGCGATTTGCTGCTGGTAGTAGGCGACCAGCTTAGCCACTTGCGGCGCGAACCGAGCCAACGCCTGAGCCCGCCGTGTAAACGGTGGTCTTGGTGGTGTCGATGCCTTCCATCTCGAAGGTGCCAGAATCGGGATCAGCCACGCGAACGACCTTGTCGTTCAGGCGGGTCCAGCCGGAGTTCACGACTACGATGTCGCCTTCGGCCAGACCGTGCGCAGCAGCACTCGCCACAGCCGGGTTCGCGTTGCTGATAGCCGTCACCAGCTTGGCTACGCTGTAGGTTGACGCGATCTCCAGGATGGAGCCGTTGGGAAGAATTGCGCTCATTGGGATTTGTCCTCGTACAGAAAAGAAAAACCCGCACATGGCGGGTTCAGGTTTGCCCAATGGGCGGGTTAGAAAGCTTCCGACCTGATCCTTACCATCCCGTCAGGAAGCATTTCGACGAATTCGGCCTTTACGATCAAATCCGGCTTCGTAATTGATCCGCCGACGATGGGTAGGCCAACGCCCGCCACGTATAACTGTCCGTTGACGGAGGTCTTCAGCAGAAGAGAAGCGGCATCGCTGCCCCCTGCCTCTCCATTTTTGGTGTCTGTTTCACTCATGGATTTTGCCTCAGTTGGTATCGGCGCGGTACTGAAACGACGCGGATACGGTCAGTGTGTTGTCAGCTTGAATCGGCGGGCCGGGCTCGACCGGGGTCAGCACCAGCACCTCGAAGTCGCCCTGCTTCAATCGCAGATAGGCAGGAAAGAGGTCGCCGAGATCATCTACCAAGCCCTCTGCATCGCCAGTTCCGTTACCGGAAGGCGTGACGACATTGATCTGGAACACGCCGGTATAGACGCGATGGTCACCGGAAAGTGTGTTGGTGTTCGTGCCCGCCGGCAGACTGAAGGCGGCCAGGTATGTTTCGTTGTCGGTCGGTTCGAAGGTTACGCCCTGGTATGCAACACGCAGGTCGCGCGCGGCAGCCCAGACCGTGAGGCGTTGCTCAAACAGGGAGCGGATGACTTTGTGGCTCATACCTGATTGTTCCTAATGGCCTCCAGCACGATCTGCTGGAAGCGAGCGACAGTGATGCGGACCATGCCGCCGGGGGCCTGCTGGGAGTGACCGAACTCCAGCGGGATGGCATATGGCAGTGAGTTAGTGATGTAAGCGGTGTCGCCCGCCTTAAATTCGATCGCTCCGTCGACGATCCGCGCGGTGGACTTGCGCCCGCTCGGGTCGACCTCGTCTGTTGTTGTGCTGTCCGGCGAGCCGATGCTGAACATCCAGTTACCACGAAAGCGCCCGCCGACATAGTCCTTGCCGGAAACCAGACCGTTCACGTTGAAGTTCTGGACCCGTTCGGCTTTCGTCAACGGTTTGGCGTACTTGACGCCCTTCTTGAGCTTACCGGACTTGGTGAAATTAGATTCTGTCAGGTTGATGACCGTGTTACGAGCTGCGACCTTGAAGTCGTAGTCGTCGGCTTCGCGGGTGTTCTTCTCGCGATGCGTGATGTTGGTGGCCCAGATTTCCGGGTTACCCACGGGCGACATGCGAATCACGCTGCTGCCGAGCTCAATGATGATCTCGCGTAACGTTGCGTCAATGGCCTCTTGCGCCTGATTGGCAAAGGCCTGAATCTGAGCAGCGAATCCACCGCTCAGTCCCGAATATTTGGAAGCCATGTCACTTCCTCAGTTGAACGGTCCATGTCGCCTCAGCAGGATCCTGGCTCACATTCAGCACGCGCTTTCCGCCCACTGTGTCGCCGATCTTCGGCTCCGCTGGAGTGGGTGTCGGCGCATCTGCGACCGAGACGAACAGCTCGTTCTGGAGAATCAGCAGCTTCACGTCGGTGGTCTGGATCAACGATCCGGCGATTTCCTTGGCAAGGTAGCTGCCGAAGACGCCGCGCCCGGTGTAGGTGACTGTTCCCCCGGTTGTAGTCCCAGTCGAGGGATCGTAAACCGGGCTGGACTTGCGCGAGCCTTCGACAGGCTTCACTGCATCGCCAAGCCCGTCCGGATCGTCAAACGCTTCGGCCAGTTCGGCCTGAATCTCTTCGCGCATTCCCATGGCTACACCCGTTTGAGCATGATCGTGCCCGAGCGCTTGACCCACGGCGCCAATAGCGCGAGGGCGAAGTTCTCGCCAGCAGAGAGGTCAGTCGAGCCTTCAGCGTAGGTCTTGCTGACGGAAGTGCCCGACTGAGCCGATACCGTCTTGCTCAGCACTTCCTTCTGGGTCGTTTTGTACAAGTTGCCCGCTGCCGCTTCCTTCGCAACCTGAGCGCCTGCAAGCTTGATGGCGTCAGGGGTCGGATCTGCAACGGGTCTATTAATCTTGGCCGTGAGCCAGGCATTCGCCATCGCCACAGCAAGGACCGCATCACCGGTGCCAGCCCAGTCAGGACCCAACTGAGCATCGACATCGGCCACGGTGATGAAATCGGTCATGTGCTTGTCCTTATTCCTTCGGCACCAAGGCCTGCAGGTCTTCTTTCTTGGCAGAGGCATCGAACGAGATGTTCTTGGCTGTCAGCCAGGCCCTGAGATCGTCGACCTTCATTTTCAGCGGGTCGGTTTCAGTGTCGTTGTCAGCCTTTGGCTTTTGCGCGGCAATGGCTGCGTCGATTTCTTCGGCAGTGCTGCGCGAGGCGTAGCCGGTCGGCGGGTAGTTGCTCGCCTGGTAGCCGGCCTCGACATACTCCGCGACCGTCGGGCCATCAGTGCGCAAGCCGTTTTCATCGGCGCCGGTGACTTTGATGCCTGCGCGCTGGTAGGCCTCGATGATGTTGGGGTTGTCGCCCTGTACGAAGACATCTGTCGCCGCGCTGATCACCCCGAAGAACTCACTGAGCAGTCGATAGCACAAGCCAGGCTCATTGCCTGGCTTGTTGGTGTAGATCACTTTCATGATTTGCTCCCTTGCAGCAGAGGCGCCCGAAGACGCCCCGCCGCATTTGGATTACGGAGTGGTGGTACCGCTGATCACGGCAGCGAACGGAACCTGCTTGCGGTCGAACACGCGCTCCCAGTTCGCAGCAGCAGCGTATTGAGTGGCGGTCGGGCTGAGGTTCCGGTTTTCACCGCCCTTCCAGCTGAACCCCGCCGGTTGGAGAATGAAAGTCTTGCGCTCCCATAGCACTTCCGCGCCGCCGCCGTTACCACCAGATGGCTTACGCTCCAGCTCGACGGGGTTTGCAGGGTTGCCTTCGCCGTAGCCGAACGCGCCTTGACCGAAGAACACCGACAGGTAGCGGCCAGCGCCGTAGACGAGGCTGTCGTCCATGAACACCGGTTTGCCCAAGTAGGTGGCCAGGATGATGCGACCGTCGGAGTCGCGCAGGTACTCGATGAGGTCCTGCTTGACCATCTGGTTCATGACCACGGAGTGCACGCCGATCGCGGAGAACACGTCGGCAGCATCGCCAGAGGTGAAAGCAGCATCCTGGAAGGCGCCGGCGCTGATGGTCGCACCGGCGTCCACCACCATGTCACCGGCGTCGTTTGCGATGTTCGATGCGATCACGCCGCGGGCCGCGCCGAGCAGGTAACGCTGCCAGCGGCGGGTCCAGTAGGTGCCGAAGCGGTTGCGGATGTGCTGCATCGGCTCGGTGTTGGCCAGCTCGGACGTCAGGTCAGCAACGCCATAGCCCTTGTTGAGATAGAGCGTACGGGCGCGCATGGTGCCCTGCTCTGCCTTGCCGACTTCGCCCAGGTCGTCCGGGTTGTCGTTCGAGATGTTCGGTTCTTCGTCAGCGTCCAGATCCTGCCAGTAGCTGATTTCCGAGGTGCCTTGGCCGTTCTGCGCGATGGCGTCCAGTTCAGGCGATTTGACGATGATCCCTGAGTCAAAGACCGCGGTCTTTTCAGGGGAGTTCACCGGCGCGATAGTGCCGTAATAGTCGGCGACAAAGATGTCCGCCAGTTGGGTCGTTGCCATGGATTAGGTTCCTTTGGTGGCCAAGAGTTTTTTGAACGCATCGGGGTTGTCCCGGGCCAGCGCC